TAAGAACTATTGTTGCTGAAAGAAAATATGATTGCAAGGATCTGCTTGGTAAGTTCATAGATGAAAGACACTATGACTTATTGGTAGAGGAAGATTGTGATGTTTACATGCCGGCAGATTGCGACATAACAGTCAGTGATGGTTGTGATGTGCCAAATGACTGTAACACATGCAACAAAGCGACTAGCGAAAAAAGAATTGTATTCAAGTTTCGTAAGAATTATTTCAGCAAGAAAGAACAGCAGATGGCTTATGAAGGATTACGCGAAGCGGCAATTCGCACTGAGAATAGAGGTCTAGCATCTGGTATCAAAGATGGTGTGTCAGTAGATACATCTGTGCGTCAGTGGGTCACAAACTATCAGGATGATATGTTATCCGCAGTGCTTGATGATACAGAATCATTAGCATTAGATGACGTGGATGTCATTGATGAAATCAACTCCAAGTACCCAACAGATGATGACAAACGTAGAGCAGGTGGTGTAGGTAAAAATTTAGTATGGGTAATTTCTAGGTATCGTGATGGAGATTTTATCTTCGCAGATTGGGTTGCATCAATTCAACCTTTAGACAAGGCAGAGAGAATCAAATCTGCAAATGTTATTATGGAAATGGTTAGTGATACAACTTATGGCGCACCAGTGAACTCCGGTATTGCCGGATGGTTTGATCGTTATCCTCGCATACCATATGGCAGGATAACTGGATATACCAGAGACAATTTTGAGAAGTTCAAGATGTCGTTTCCATTTCTGAAGTCCCTCGCCAAGGGTTTCAAAGAAATGATGCCAAAGAGATACTCCAATCAAATGGCAGCAGCAAAGAAGATTGATCCAGAGTTCTTAGTTCCAGGCACTCCATTTACAACTATCACTGTGAACAAGACATTCAGAACTGCTGCTCATTATGATGCGGGTGACTTCACAGAGGGTCTATCAAACCTATTGGTATTGTCCAATGATGGTAAGTTCACTGGTGGATATTTGATCGCTCCTGAATATAGAATAGCAGTCAATGTAAGACCAGGTGATCTACTTCTGATCAACAACCATGAAGTGATGCATGGCAATACTCCAATTGTATGTGAGGAAGGTTCTGAACGTATATCATTGGTTGTTTACTTCCGTGAGAAGATGCTCGAGTTGGGTTCTAAACAATATGAAGATTGTCGTTATGCTTTCATTGAATCTCGTAGAACTAACAAAGATCATCCACTTCAACGCAAATTATGGAATGGTGTTAGTCCAGGTTGTTTTGACACCGATGAATGGAAGGATTACCTAGTTACTAATCTTGGAGTAGAAACTGCAAAACAATATGAACCAAAGTTAATGGCAGAGAAAAATTCATTGGACGAACCATTCTAATGATCATACCAAATGATCAAGGTGGCGATTGGAGGATTGATAAGTTTGTCGATTATCAAAATGCAGTACCTCCAATCTATCAAGGCACTTTGTCTCAGTATGTTATCAATAACAATCTGTCTGAACTAGATTGCTTGGTGTTGTCTTGGTACATGTCAGTCACATATAGTGAGATCTCTGCAATCTGGTTACACAAAGTTCTACCATTTGATAATCTATCTGATGCTCCAGCATTCTTTGAATCGAATAGAGATAAAATGATATTTGGATCTGCCAAAAAGTATAACAGATACAAGGGTAGATTTGAGTATCTAATGAAACAGTTTCAAGAGAAGTATGGCGCAGATCCAGTCAGTAAACTATATGAAGTTATTGGGACTGGCACAGATAAACAACGATACGATAACTCACTTGCGTACAACCTTACCATAAAGGAATGCGGTAGATTTTCTGCTGAGTTATTCAATGAATGTTGTTTGTTTCTATCGGAAACTGGACATTTTTCTGCCAAAATGTCATCTGCAAACAGCATAGATTGGGACAAGGGAGCAAACCTCACCAGTTGTATGTTCAACTTGATATATAAGGACGAATTAGCAAATGAGTTTGATGAGGTTGGCAAACTCACCGAGGAGATGAAATCCTATATTCCATTATTCAATTCTGAGTTGGAACGGATGAGAGAAAAGATATGGGAACGATACCCAGACCGAAAGATTGACATTCCATTGTTCACTCCAAAACTTTGCTCATTCAGAAACCTATTCAAGTGTAGTCGTTATGCTCCGTATCATGCCGATAGACAATTGGAACATATTAATCAGTATAGAGAATGGCACCCAGAATCATCTGATATATGGGATGAGTTATTTCAGATACGAGAACAGACTATGCCGAGTCATTTTCTTGGAGAGAAAAACAACTGGACTGGTATTCGCAAAGAACGCAAGAGGTTGTGGGTTGACAGGGGACTTACGGGAATAGAACCAGAGTCAATTGACGATTATAGTTCGTTGGAAGAATCCTTTTGAGAACCGTATATTTTGATGATTCAGATTGCGACTTTGAATTGCTAGATGGGTTCAGAGATTTCTCATTCAAGCATATTGCATTTGGAGATGTTGATCCAATATACACTATGGTTAAAAATTCTGGGTTATCTCACGCAGATAAGAAACGATTTATATTCTCTCATCTCATGGTGTATGATCTGAAGTCTAGTATTGCATTGGCCAACGAATCAGATGACGACAAATACTATGATAAACTACTGCAGTTGTTTACGGAAGCAAAGGTTGGTAAAGATCGTAAGGATGTTGCCTCAAGAGAAACCAATATCAAGTCAAGGGTGTTTGGAACTCAGTTACCCAAACTAAGAAAACAATCTCCGGAAGACTGGGTACAGTATGCAATAGATGAAACTATAAAACATAAATCATGGTCTGTATCATTAGTTGCCTGCAAGAAGATACCAACCTTCGGGGAGTACTTCTCATTCAAATTAGCAGATATGATTGAAACAGTTTTTGATATACCGGAATACTCGGTACAATGGGGTCCTGAGTTCCGAAAGTCAGTGCCCAGGGGTTCATTGACTGGATACGAAATGGTTAGAACTGGATCGACTCATAAGTTTAGAACCAAAGAGGAAATCCGCAAATGTTCTTTGATGGAAACATTTTATACCGATCAAATTGAGTTCTTCAAAGACTATGTATGTCCACAAAATCCAAACAGATCAATTGGAGTGCAGGAAATAGAAACATTGTTATGCGACTATCGCAAACTAAGAAAGGGCACTTTACAGCATGGAGATAAAGTGTTGAAGTTGAAACATGGTATAGATCATAATATAGATCTAAGGGTTGCTCAGGAACTACTGATTGGGGCAGAACCAATGTTACAACGTAGAGAAGAATTGTTGGAATTGAGTGTCAATAAGATTGATCAGAGTTATTGTACAAAACTTGATCGTAAATAAGCATAAGAGTATACTATTATTTTAGGAGATATTCAATGAGAAAGATTATTGCTGTTGGTGGCGTTCCTGGCACCGGCAAGACAACCCTGTTTCGTAAGTTTATGGAAGGTAAAACATGGGAACGGCGATCCCCAACAAAATTAGTTGAAACGCATTATTGCACAGAACTTGATTTACATATTTTAGGAAAGTATGAAGAGGGTGAAACCTATGCGGGAACTGATAAACTAGGAATGTCTTGCCAACCAAATATGCAAAAATGGATTGAAAGTATAAATTCAAATATCCTTTTTGAGGGAGATCGATTAACGAACAGCAAATTTTATAATTTTCTACTGGAATTACCAGATACCGAAGTGAAGTTTGTCATCTTGAAAACCTCTAAAGATATTCTACAAGATAGATATATCACTAGAGGTTCCAATCAATCTGAAGTTTTCTTGAAGGGTAGAGACACTAAAATCGATAACATATTGTCAAATCTGGAATATATGGATACAATAATAGAATTTCGTAATGAAACTATGCAAGACCAAGCAATCATATTGTCGTATCTCGAAGAACATCTGTTTTCCGTTTAATCCACGACAATTTTTTTAAATTGGACATTTTCTGTCTGGTTTCGGCAGAAAGAGTTCTGCCTTTATTCCTATCGGATATTTTCTGTTTAGTTTCAGCAGAATGAGGTTTGCCTGGTTTGCCTTTCTGAGCATCAGACATTTTTTGTTTACTTTCAGCAGAATGAGTTTTGCCTTTCTTAGCATCAGATATTTTCTGTCTGGTCTCGACTGACATATTTTGTTTTGAGGCAGACATTTTTTGTTTACTTTCAGCAGAATGAGTTTTGCCTTTCTTAGCATCAGACATTTTCTGTTTGGTTTCAGCAGAAAGAGTGGTGCCTTTCCTTGGACTAGGACCGATATTTCTAAACTGGTTTTTACCTAGATTATAATGTTCATTCAATAGTAATGGGTTTTCCCAATTATCGCATATCAACTGCTGTTCGAACGTATAGGCATCACTTGGATCGAAGAACTCTGCAATAATGGTCCAGGTATAATTAGACCAATCCGGTCTAATTGTCGTAGATGAAGTCTTATATTCGGGTAAATCTAGATGCGATGGAATGTTCAATTTTACATTCTTTTCTCTATACCCAATGTAAAACTGGTTGGTTTCTTTATGGGTACAAATGTATACGTATGGTACTGCTTTATCAGACGAATAAATAGTCATGCTGACTCTCCTTGGTAGGGTTAGGGGTCTTGGATGTGTTCAGCATCGCGAAGACCATTATTATTGATTTGACTTAATACCTAGTTTCAGGTATACTATTATTTATAAG